GGTGACGGTCATAGACTTTTGATCTAGCTTCAAACCCTTTTCAGCAAACAAAGTCTCAATGGGTACGTTGATTTTCAACTGCTTCAACAACTCTTGTATACGTGCGATAGTGCCCGGCCAGTCAGCAAACGGATCTCCAACCATTTCATCAAGGCTGTCAAGAAGGTTAGCCAATTCCATTGAAGCAGATTGCGCTTTGATTAGTTGACCCTCAAGGATGATGGCACGCTTAACGTCCTCATCTAGTAATGCTTGCATCAATTGTAGGCGTAGGCGTTCTTCTTCGTTGACTGCTCTGCCTAGCGCGGCGGCAATGCCAATGCGCTCAAGATCAAAACGTTTGGCAATTTCGCCTAGGATTCCTTCTTCTTTTTTCTTTTTGTTCAATGCTTCTTGTGACTTAACTTGTTTCCTTGTCAATGCTAGTAACTCTTTATCACGCTTGGCTGCATCCGCCTCTGCTTTAGCACGTGCCTTGTCAATTTTGACCTGCGCATCGGTTGAACCGCTTATGGTCATAGGTGTTCTAAACGGTGCGGGCTTTGGCTTGCCTAATGATGCAAACGCTCCAAACAGATTGCCTTCACGTAGGAACGCAGTTCCAAACTCACGCACCATTGGGAAATAACTGCTGAGATTTCTGAACGTAGCAACTAGTCGAGCAACGCCTCTGGTTGTGTCTGCAACGGCATCGCCAAAGCTATCCATTGCGGTAACTCCACCGCCAATTCCATTATTACCTGAAAGAATCTGGAACGCATCAACCAAACCTTTGCCGATAGTTTCCTGCATGTTGGCATAAGCAACATTCAGCATTGCTACCTTGCCAGCATAGGTGTCTAAATAGGCTGCATTTTGTCCAGCAAATTGTTTAGCCAGTAACGTTTGGACGTCTGCAAACGCTGTGGTTTGCAATTCTGCACGTGATAAGCCGATGTTGTATTTGGCAAGGCTTCGCGTATTTCCTACGTATGCTTTGCTTAAATCGCCTGCAACGCTGACAACATCAACACCTGATCCTGCTGCTACGTCTAACGCCAAACCTAAAAGTTCTTGTGCTTTTGTAACGGATCCTGTTGTGGTCAATAATGATTGAAACGCAGGTCGCAACGAGTCATCAAGCACACCGCTTGCGGCTTCCATGTCTGCAATAAACTGTGTAACACGTGCATCTTCGAACGCTAGCCCTAGGTTGCCTAGGCTTTGGCTTAATCGTTTAGCGGCTAGTTCATCTTCACCAAATGCCTTAACAGCAGCCTTGCCAAACTGATAAACCTCGCGCACAGATAAAACACCGACAAGGGTTTTGCCTAATTGCTTGAGATTGTGGTTGAGCGTGCCCGTTGCCTTCTCAGCTTGCTTGAAGCCTTTATCCTTGAACTCTGAGGCTATATCAATGCGAATGTTAGACATTAGGCAGCCTTTCTAACTGTGGCGCGCTCCTTAAATAATCTTGACGCTTTGTCAATGGCACGAAACACGCCATCTAGGGCTTTGCCTTCGTTTTCTGCATAAGCAGCAAACAGGATACGACCTGTTGACTTTTGGCGACCATCGTGCGACTTCATTGCGCCAATGCCGTTCATGCCTGCAATAAATCTTGCCCCTGCTTGTGGATTGTTGCTTTCGCTTCGAGAGCTGCCACTTGCACCGCTGAGTCTGCCTGCTGTTTCGGCAATAGCACCGCTAGCAGACTTATTGAGCAATGAGTAAAGGCTAGAGAAACCTGACTGATTACGCTTGCCACGACCTAGTGAATAGGTCAAACCACGGCGTATAACACGAGCGTTGTATTTAGGAAATGCACGTGCGCGTGATGTACGGCTTGCAGATTCGACACCTTTATCTTGCCAGTTGTAAAGACCGCCGGGAGATTGGCTTAGAACTTTTGCTTTCGCGGCGTTTGTTACTTCCTTCAATGCCACGCGGATCTCATCGTCCATTTGCTTGCGAAGGTCAGGCGCAAACTTCTTCAAAGCCTTCTTAAGCTCTGGTACGCCTTCGACCACGACTGGCATTTTCCCTGTCTTTCGCTTGTTGCTTTAGAACCTCATAAAAGGCTCTTAGCAAATCTGAATCCATGTTAATAAACTCGCTAGGCGCGATCCCTGTATGAACGCTCAACTGAGCGATCTTATAGGTAAAGGAATCGCGCGTTAGCCATTTGGGGAATCGCCTGCTACCACGTCCACCGCAGCTAGTGTGTCCAGAAACGCTGCACCAAATGGTTTGACGTCTGGAGCATCTGCGCGGCGCAGACATTCCCAAGCTAGCCAATAAATATGCTCTTGCTTTTCATCTTCTCTAAAAGCCTTGTGAAAGCCTTTACGGAATTGCTGCTCAAAAGCATATTCCACAGATGGCGTAATTGAGTGTTCACTCTTTGTGCCATCAGCCCTTGTGATTATTAACTTAGCCATGCCCATTTACTCCTTGTTTAGAATGTGCCTGAATCTGAGATTGTAACAGCAGAGTTTACTGTGAAAGTAATGTCTTGTGTTCCAATATCGCCAACAGCACCGTTAATTGGTGTGAGGTTGTTGACCAAGATGTCAAAGGTGTAAAGCGGATTGGTTGCACCAACCGCAGTAGCCTTTTCCTGCAACATCTTTACTGCAACGGTGGTACCGAACGCTGCGCGTAGGGTTGCCATTACGTTTGATGCTGCGGTGTCGTTTAGGAACGATACGGTGAGAGTTGCGCTCTCTAGTCCCTTGACAAACTTGTGTGCGGTGTCACCCATTGCGGTGACTTCGAGTTCATCTGCTACCTGATTAAGGGTAACGCTGGTCACGTGGTCGCTTAGATCAACGGCGTTAATCTTCAGACCAACTTTGTTATTTAAGAAAACAGCCATTGACTATTCCTCATCTTTCTTGGCGGTTGGTTTTGCTTCTGCTTTCGCGACTGGCTCTACTTGACCGATTTTGATCAGAAAAGCCTCGCGCTCTTTGTCTACTTCAGCCATTTTAGCTCCAATCTGAGAGAACGCTGATAGATACTTCACCGGATAGAAGATCGCCTGCTATACCGGTCAAGACTGCTGGTGCACTAAACGTGCCTATTGTATAAGCGAGCGTAGACGCTTCCAACTTATTTACAATGTTTAGATAATAATCTTCAATGTTTATCAAATTGCCTTGGTTATCAAACATAGGCGCAAGCACAATGAGCTTGAAATTGACCTTTGGCTTCACCGTTGCGTAATGGTCATTACTTGGTTCAATGTATGGGTCGCCTGGTTGCACAACAATGCTTTTAGCTAAAGGCGTGGCAGGTGGGAAGGAAAACACCTGCCACGCCGTGTCATCAACTAGCGCAGCCGCGATTGTCCCACGTAGGGTAGAGATTGCTGACATTACCCGACCTGACCGCCCGGAGCTAGATGATCCGCAAGTAGCCCACGAACGCGAGCCATAAGCGTGTTACCCATGCGATATGGTGATGGTTGAAAATCTGGTGAAATGCCGCCAGCGTTAGAAGCTTCGCGCGCCTGCCAAATATCCACAGCAATCATGAGCGTTGCTTGATTGACTTCTGGAAGCGTGGCGTAATCGACCGCTTGAGCCGCAAATATACGACCGTACGGGATAACTTGATGATAAGGCTCAGTCACAGACTGATTAAGATTAAAGGTCACAGAATGACCATTGACGGCTGTTAAAGTCTTTGAGCCGTTGAAATGTTGTCTTACGTTTTCAATCGTGACAGTTTGTCCCACGTAGAACTGGTCAGCGGTTGTAGGCAGAAATACCTTGCCGTATGTTCCAAATCCTTCTAAAGCCACAACAGGTTGATTGTTAAACCATAATTTTTCTTTGACAATATTTTCCGCAGCTTGGCAAACTTCTTCAACAACGGCAGACGTGTACAAAGCACCTATCCCAAGTGCGCTGCGTAATTCGGCTTCGGTCACGTATGTTGCCGGCATTGTCTTTCCTTTCCTATGTTAGCCCCGGCGCAAGGGCTGTGCGCCGGGGTAACTCAAACGATCTAGTTAGTTAGATCAGGACTTGTTAAACCAGTTAACACCGGCGGCAACCTTAGTTGCCAAAGCGCCAAAGCCATAGTAGCCGAGATCGACTGTTCCATCGCTGTTGACGTTGGTGCGAAGCTGGAAGCGTGGTGATTCATACCATGTGTAGGAATCAGGATTGACAACTGCCATTGAGTAATCAGCAGTTCCGTCTCCACCTGTACCAGTAAAGTTACGTGATACGTAAAGGTCAAGACCTGCAACGGTTCCACGAAGGCTTTGTGGGTTAACTGATCCACCTGCGTTTTGTGGGTTTGCTGCATTGTAGATTGGGCGACCTGAATCGTTGTAGCTCATGATGTTAGCCCATTGTTCTGGGGTAACGAGAAGGTTGCGAGCAAACCCAAGTGATGCTGTGTATACAGCGGCAGCACCAGATGCAAGATACTCAAGCAAGCCAGTTGCGCTGTTTGCCTTTGCAGTTGCGTTAAGTGTTCCTGCTGCTTGGATTGCAGTTGCTACGTAAGAATCTGTTTCCTTAGCGTATGCGAACTCCATTTGACGAACAAGTTCATCAAAGAATGTTGGCGATGAGCGCTCAATGAGTTCTACGGTTGTGATTGAACGTCCCTTAAATGGCTTGACGTTCACGGTGATGTAAGAAGCTGTAAGCTGTGTATCAGCAATAGCTTGATCTTCATCAATCTGGTCAACAGTTGGGACAGCGGTGATCTTTGGAATTTCAAAGGTCATACCTGCATCTGGCAAAGTGCCGCGTGAGATTGCATCGATTACTCCACGATCAGCGTTTGAAAGAGGGTTTACAACCTCTGTGAGCTGACGGGTAGGAATCATGCCCGGTGCTGTTGTTGTTTCGTTGTCTGCTGCACGAACGTACATTGCAGCATCTTCGTCACCAAGGAACTTCGCGCGTAGAGTGTTTTCAAGGTACTTAGCCTTTGTAAACTCTAGGCGTGGCTTGGTGTAAATCGGTGCGCTAACAGTTGGGCGAGCAGCCTCTACCGCAGGGGTTTCGACCACAGGCTCAACGGTTGCGGTGTCTGGAGTATTCTCCACGACTGCCTCGCTTTCGTTTTGGGTTGTTGTTTCTTTTGCTTCATCTTCTTCCGATGCAGCAACGCTCAACACTTCCGCGCTCTTAAACGCGGCAGCTTGAACAAGACTCGTTTCCATCATTTTGCTTGCAAGCACGCGATAGACTTCGCCATCACGCTTGCCATCAACAACTTCTACACCAACAGACAATCCGCTGCGTAGTTGCTCAGATGCTTCAATAAGTGCATCATTTCCACGTGTTGTATTTGAAACTTTGAACGTGGCATAAATGCCATCTTCTTTTTCAGTAAAACTTACAAGGCGACCAATAGGTTTCTTTGGATCGTGCTCAAGTAATAGTTTTGGCTTAGGGCTATCAGGAATCTCGATAGATCCCTTTTCAAATACCACTTTGCCGGCGGATGTATGTCCAATCTCGCCGCCGAATGGCACGATTTTGCCTGAGATAGTGCGCTCACTAATTGAGCACTCAATATCGCTAGAGAATGTTAGGTGCATCTGATTCGTTTCCGTTCGGTGATAGGTTTTCCATTTCCATTGCATCTTCAACGGAAATCAAACCTAGGGTTAGCATCTTTTCAATAACCATCAAACGCTCAAGGGCATTGACAGCCAAGAAAGCATCTTCAACATCAAACTTGACAATGTTGCCACGTGCTGTGATGTCATCCATGCTCAAACGATCTTCGATAGCGTGGATATACGGCGCAAGAGATAGCGAAACAAACTGGCGGCGTTCATCTTGGACGTTTGCATAAGTCATGCTGTTGTTCATGTCCGCGCTGATGTAATACGCGGGAACGTTCATCAAACGTGCAACTTGCGTTGACATGTTTTGAATTAAGTCAACATAACCCATGTCTTTAGGGCTAAAGGATGTCGGCACGTAATCTAACGTGCTTGTTAAGTAAGCTGTTGAACGCTGTGTTCGCGCCGACTTCCATGCAGCGAGGATTGCATCTACTTCTTCCTTGCTAAGATCCGCGCCTGAGTTTTTGATAACACCTGAAGGCATCGGTGTACTTGTTGCTACCGCAGTAGCTTTGTCAAGATCGATTGCTGCGCGCAATGTGCGTGCGCCGCGAGCTAAAACGCCTTCATCTAATCCTTGAAATGTAATAAGCGAGCCAAGACCGCTATTAGGTACTTGCTTGCCATCTACGTAATAACGTGTGATGTATTCGCTAACAGGATCAGTATCAAATGACACACGACCCGGTGCAATCCATTCAAAACGTGCAGGGCGACCATCATCAAAATAAACTTCAGTCACGCGCCAGTATGCAACGCCATAAAACAACAATGAGTCAACAGTCCATGCAAGAGTAACGCTGCGTGGTTGTGCTGCTGCTGGTTGGTCAATCCAAATTGGCTTGCCAAGTTTTTCACCGGTAGATTTCTTGTAAAGCTCTAGCGGAAATGTTGCGATAGTGCCAGCAATTAAGTTACGGCATCGAGCAACAGCAGGAACGCTGATAGCTTCTTCACGACCAACAGCGGTGACAGCGATTGGAAGAAAATAGTTAAATGAATCCGTCATCAATGGCGGATTTAGTTGCGCCTCAATTTTCGTAGGGCGGAAACGATCAAATAGACCCATCCTCTAAAGGATACCACACAAATCGGACATTTAGGGCATTTAAATAAATATCTGTGGCTTACTTTGTGGCTTGTTGAACTGGTGCACAATCATTGCCAAGCAGATAGCGGCAGTCACGTCACCGGCAGACTTACGGCGCACAATGCGCCATCCTGCGTCTGTTTCCTTGGCAGCGCAGTTATTTATCGAGTCCACAAGCGACTGTTGCCCGTTATGCACAAGCCGTGTGTTCACAATCGAATCAAGCAAATCTGAGCAGGCTTGGTAAAACACTTGACCTGACATGTCTTGGATTTTGTAACCAGTTTGTGCTAGGCGTTCAGCAACACTCATAGTTGTATATTTGTCAAAACAGATTAGCCGCGGTTTGTACTGTTTAGCCCATTCTGCTATCTCAGCAGCCATTTTGAGCTCATCTATGGCTACGTGTGACTCAAACTGCGCCACAACCCCCACGCCTATCTTGCCGTCATCAAGCATCTGCCCAGCTACGAGGCTTGCCTGCTTTTTGGTCACAGATATATCAATGCCAAAGATTGTTAACCTACCGGGCTCAAGTTTAAGATCCTGCACCGTCAAATCCTCAAAGGCTCGATACGGGAACGGCGATTT